AGATTTGCGTCTACAACGGTAGCTTTTGCTGTGTCAGCACCTAAAGCGCCAGTAATTCTGAACTGATTTATTTTATCTCCAACATGTAACCCACTAACTGGATAAATTATTGTTGTATTTGTTTGAGCTTTGTCGACAAAACAAGTTCCGTCATCTGTTGCAAAAGTATTTGTTCCAGTAATTCCACTATGGCCTGCGTTACAAGTAATAATTTTCTTTTCAAGAGCATATCCAATGGTTTCTTTTAATCGTCCCATAATATCAAACTCTTAAGGTCTATCCTCGTTTACATCTACTTCTATTCCTGTTAATGAAACATCGTTTTCTGCGTTGTCTGCTGTTGTAATTGTAACCAATACATAATATTGGTAATCGGTTGCAACTTCTACATCAACATCGCTTGCACTTGCTGAATCCAATGCTGTATCTGCTTCAACATCTACTTGTGTAATGTCAGCTGAACAACTTGCATCAGTTACTGCACCTGCACCACCTGTTACTAATCTTAAATCAGCATCTACTGTTGTGGCCCCACCGGATTTAGCCCCGATTGCACCAACGATTCTAATTCTTTTAATTCTGTCTCCTGTATGAAGTCCAGTTATTGGATAAATTATAGTTGCTGCTGTTTGATTTTGGTCTATAAAACAAGTACCATTATCTATTGCTACCGAACTTGTAGCTGTTGCACCACTATGCGCGTCATTACAAAGAATTGTTTTCTTTTCTAACATGTATCCTATTGTTTCTTTTACTCGTGTCATCGTTTCGTCCTCCTCTTATTTTTAATACGCGAAAACTAAATAATTTCTTATGTCGTCATTTGTTCCTGCTGGTATTGTTACCTTCAAAACGCTTGAAGTAACTAAAGTTACTATTGGCTGATCCAAAATAACAATGCTTCCTGCTGTCTGTTCACTAAATCCAAAAACCGCATGCACTTTTGTACAGCCATAAGTTTCTAAATCTATTTCCAGAGTATCTGCTGCATCTGGCGTAGCATCTGTGTACCAACTAATTATTTTTACACCGCAATTAGGTGTTATATCTGTGTGTGTTCCTACTTCTCCTAAATCAGTCATATCAATACCTCCTTAATATGCGAAAAGCAATATTGTTTTAACACAAGTTGCTCCTCCTCCTAAAGTAATTGTTACAACTCCTGCCGAAACAGTTGTTGTTGGGGCAGCTTGAACCACTGCACTCCCAGCTGTTGTTTCATCATTTACTACTATTCCGTGTAAATTATAACAACCATGTTTTGTTAAATCTACAGTCATTGTATCAGATCCACCTACAACGGTAGCTGCTGTTACAACTTGAATTATTTTAGTTCCTAAATTAGGTAAAACCTTTTTCACGGTTCCCCCATAATCTATGATATCTCCTCTTGCTGTCATCTCTCATCACCTCAGTATGCCCAGATGTAGTATGAATGTACACAAGTATTTGCTGTTACAGTTGTCAAAGTTAATGTTGATGCTGTAACTGATGTTGTGCTTGTATTTTGTACTACTACTTGTCCTGTTGTTGTTTCATCAAATCCGAGAACACCTTTAATATTAGTGCACCCATATTTGCTTAAGTCTACTGTAAAAGTATCTGTTCCACCGACAACTGTTGCGGGTGTAACTACTTCTATTAAGGTAATTCCTGAATTAGGCAGAGCTTCTACTATTGTTCCTATTTCTCCTAAATCTCCCATTTTAAATTCCTCCTTGGTCTAAGTAAAAAGAGAGGTTTAAACCTCTCCAATACTTTTTAATTATTTTATGTTGTCAATGAACGAATTGAAAGCTGTACTTTTCATAATCAATGATTCATATACTTTTAACATGAATTTTTGACTATCATTAGTTTTAGCTAAGTCTTCGTAAGTCATATCTTGTAGCACTCTCATTTCAATATATTCCATATCTAAAAAGAAACATTGTTTTGCTCCTGTTGAAGTACTTAAATATTGACTTGGTACTACTGGCATTGGACCTACCATTGTTTCAATTACAACTCTTGCAGGTACTCCAAATCCAGCGTCTCCACCCATTTCTCTTGGTGAATATCTGAAAGAGTCTACCATTATTTTTCTGATATCTCCTAAAGTTGAACTGTCACAACCGGCAATAGTTGGTCTTCCACTATCATCGTATGAATAAGCAACAGTTGTTTCAATGTCTGCCCAATCAAGTGCGGCTGAACTTTTATCTAATTGGTTTGTTGTAGCTTGTAACTTTACAATTCCACTAAATTCTTTTGGAGTTGTTGAATCGTCACCATTCCAAATAGCGTCTTCTTCTGCTTCTTTCAAAGCTCTTGCTCTTTTCAACACTTCATATTGTTTAGCGTTCGGTGCTGCTGGAGATCCAAAAGTTGTGTTTGTAATTCCAGTTCCTTCCGGTTGAAGTCCTTGAACAATATAGCTTGGCATTGCTGCTTGAGCTTGTCCACTTACTCTACCTACTGAGTACAAATATTTAATTGCTGTTGATTGTCTGCTTTCTGTATCAGTTACATCTGATTGTGCTGCATCTTCTGCTTCGAATGAAGCTGCACCTTTAGCTGTAATTCTATTGTAGTCAGCTGTTACACCTTGATTAGTAACTCTTGGCACTAATGCAGTCCATGGAGTAAATTTCCTTGACTGGTCTACAATTCTTGGATCAACATAAACCGGTATCATTGAATATCCAGCTGTTCCTGCTCCCATTCCACTAATTGTTTCTGCTTTTAATTCTGCTTCAAGAGACATTTTCCTACCTCTGTCATAAGCTGATTTTAATTCAGGCATTATTAAGCTTTCATTCATTACAGCATCGCTGTATTTTGTTCCGTTTGGAAGTGATGCGAAAGAATGTTGATAAGCTCCTACGTTCATTCCATAAGCAACTTGTGCTTCTATTTGTTTATCGTTCATCTTAAAGTCCTCCTTAATTTATAGCGTCAAGAGGTCCTTTCTCTCTTGCTGCTTTCTCCTCTAATAAAGTTTTATGAGCATCTGAAATTACATTTACTCTTGCTTTAAATTGTGGTGCTGATAAAACCTTGTCTATTTCATCAACTTTTGCTTTTAATTCAGCTACTGCGTCATCTTTACTAACTTTCTCGTCAAGTTTTGATTTCAACCCGTCAATAGTTTTAGTTAAATCTGCAATGGCTTTAGCCTCTACGTTCTCTGCAGGTTCCTCTTTTGGTACTACAGGAGTTTCAGAAGTTTCTTCTTCACCTTTAACTTCTTTAGGAGTTTCTTCCTTAGGAGTTTCTGGTGTAATAGTTCCTTCTTCGTCTTTTTTTTCTGTTTCAGTCATCTTATTACCTCCGATGTCCTTTGAATTAATTTCACTTTCATCACATTCTACTCCATCTTTAAGAGATTTAAGCGCGACATTAGTGAAAGAAGCGTGTGTATTTACTGGATTACCTGTAAATGCCACGTTCATAAGATTTACATTTTCAAGCATTCTTGTTTCACCTTTCATTTTAAACCCGCCTGGTGGAATTACATAAGCGATAGAAAAAGCATCTAAAAAATTATCTTTAATACTATTTTTAACTTCTTGATATCTAGAATGATGTGGATTTAATTGAGTTGTTACTTTAATTCCTTTTGAATCATAAGAAGCTTCTGTAATTTTAGCGATCGGTATTAAAGATTTATTTAATTCTCGCTCGGTTTCATTACCGCCTCTAAAACTTTCATGTTCTACATCAATTTTGATAACTCTATCTTGTAACTGTTTTAACATAGCTACCATGCAATTAGGTGTTACAATGTCATTCACCAAATCTTTGTCGCCGGTACTAATATAACCTTGGACTGTGTTGTCATCAAGCGATTTAAATTCGTCTGAATAGAAAACATATTTTTGGTTAGAAGACATATAGCTATATATAGAATGTATGTTCTATTTAATTGTTTGGATTAAATTATTTTACTATACTTTCCTCTTCAATTTCTTTTTCAACTTCATATTTCTTGTCAAGAGCATTAGCAATTCGAATAACATCTATATCTGTTTCAAATTTATCAGTAACAACTTCTGCTACTTTAACATCTCTAGCTCTTACAAATCTTTCAATAGCAATCATTGCTAATTCTTTTACTTTTGTTTCTGCTCCTATTGGAACATTTTTTATTGTTACATCTACCATTTTAAATCATCTCCTTTAATTCTTTTTTTTTCTTTACTAGAAATAATTTCTTTTTTTATTAAAAGTTCTATTAACAAATCTAATTTATTATTACTATTTTGTTTCAATCTTTTTATTGCCATGTCAAACTCACTCCATGAATTTTTAAACTTTTTTCGTTAGCTGTTGTTATTTTATAAACCATATCTGTTCCTGTACTTGTAAGTGTAACATCTCCAGTAAGTATGCGTTTATCACTATCGTAATCGCCATCATCAGCAAGAGTAATCTCATCCCAAGTAGAACCATCATCGCGAGAAGCATAAGCTTTCAAATCAGTATTAATTGTTACAGCATCCACATCTTCTTCTAATAATACTATTCTTGCTGTGTTTGGTTCAGCTTCAGCTGTTACATCTTCAGAAACTAAACTCATATTTTCTACAACGTCTGTTAAAATATCTTCTGTTCCAACACCACCATTATATAAAGCAGTTACTTGGTCTTGAGTTAATGCTCTACTATAAACTCTTGCTTCATCTATTATTCCATCAAACTCATTAGCTGAAGCACCACCGATATTAAAAGCCCCCAATCTTATTTCTTCAGTACAATCATAAATACTAGACGGAATAGAGCCAGAAATAGTAGTTGGATTATAAGCAGTTCCATTAACATAAAACTTTAATGTTCCAGTTGAATAAGTAAAACCAACAAGATACCAACTTCCAGTATTTACAATATTAAGAGCATTAGCTCTACCATTATATTCAAGTGTACCATTAGCAGGGTCACCAAGAAAAAGACTAAGAGTTTTTGTTATAGCACCATTAGTTCCCATTCTCAAAGCCCAAACACGATGATTTCCACCTGTTTCATATTTAGACATTACTATATTCATATTACCAGTATCATCAAAATTTTCTGCTTTCACCCAAACAAAAGCAGAAATTTTGTCATCAGTAAAATCAATATTTCCAGCAAGAACATGGTCATTTGCTCCATCTAAGTCTAAAGCTTTTCCTAACTTTCCAGCAACACTTATATATTCAGTATCTCCATTGCCAGTTAGAACTCCATTATTTGTACTAATATCATCTATTACTACTCTGGTTGCTAAGTCATCATCTAATTTCCATCTTGCTTCTAAATCAGTTCCCAAATCTTCTCCTGAAACGGGATAATAATAATCTCCAGAAGTATCATAAACTTCGCCTGTAGAAGTTACAGTATCAATTCCTGTTTCGTCTTCATACTCATCTACAAATCCATCTATCATATTAAAAATTGATAGTGAACCTTGTACTGCAATTCTAAAAGCGTTAATCATTATGTTATCTTGAAGTGTCTTTGCACTAAAAACAGTCCCTGTTAATTCTAATCCTGTTCCAGCAGTATATGACCCACCACCATTATCATCAACATATTTAGTAGTAGCAATAGCAAGGTCTGTTCCACCAGTAGGCTGGTCAGCTAACTGAGCCAAGTCCGCAGCACTAGCATCTATAATAAACTTAGCAGAATCCCAAGTAAGAGAAGCATCATCTCCTGCACCGAAGTAGAGTTTAGCGTTGTCAGCGTCTAATTGAATACCACCAGTTACACCTGTTAATGCACCACCTATAAGAGTAGCAGTACCATCTGTCAAAGTTCCACTAGAAATAACTCCAGTAGTATCTAAATTATGTGCGCCTAAATCAACATTAGCATTAGCACCCGTATAAGGTACATAATCATTCTCATTACCAAGTATAGTCCAGTTAGTACCATTCCAAGCAACCTCATCACCTACAGTAAAAGACTGACCAGTATTAGTATAAGACGCCCCGGCATTATCTGTAACATCAACAAGAATAGTGTAAAACCAACCATTATCAACATCAACCACCAAAGGAAAATCAGTATTAGCGCTAATACTTCCTTTAAATAATAAAGCGTTTTCCATTGCAGGATTAACTAAATCAAGTTTCCCAGTAGTAGGATTATACTTAAAACTCATTAAGTTCTCACCACACTAGTCAAAACATCTTTTGTAGCAGTAGTATAAATAACTGTTATTGTTGCCACAGTAGTTCCACTAGCTCCACCAGTTTTGTAAGTATAAACTTCAGTTACTGTATCTGGATAAGTTGCAACAATAGAATCATAAACATAACCAGCTAATAATTCTCCAATACTTGTAGTTCTAACAGCAGTAGCACCATTATTTGTTTCAACAAACTTTTTCTTCTCTAAATCTACTCTATACTCCGGCAAACTCATTCTTTAGTCACCTGTATTTCACCACTTGGAGGTAAAGGTGCAATTGCTTGTGAAACATGTCTTTGTCCATCAATAGTAATTTCATAAACAAATTTAGCCAGGTTAGTATATAACTCTGAAACTCTGAAAGCCTCGTCTTGTTCCGGAGAAGTTTTCTTTAAAACACATCTCGAAACCATGTTAGAAAAAGGTTTAATCATTACAAAAGAATTGCGGGTTTCCGTCCAAAAAAAAGAAGCGTCTACTTGTTTCATAACATTAAAAGTTTTATAATCAACATCAAGCACCAGCATTTTTCTCACCTTTTATATGAAATACAGTTGAACATCTACAATTATGTACTATTAAATCTTCTGCTAAATAACTCTCATCTTCATCAACACTAAAATTATATACTTTAACATTATCTTTTACTTTATTAATTTTTTTAATCTTCAAGTACCTAGGTTCACTTTTACCATGACACTTAGAACACAAAGTAACAAGATTATCTAAACTATTATCTTGAGTCAATCTATAAGGCACAATATGATGAACTTGTAACCATTCTTTATTAGTCTCTTTTTTTCCACATTTAACACAAGTAAAATTATCTCTTTCTTTAACCATTTTTTTAATTTTTTTCCAATTAAAACCACGATAAGCATTACCCCATTTTTTATACTTACCATCAATATAATTCCATGGTTTTTTTCCAAACATGCCATTTTTACTGCCTAATTTAGACAAACTAGATTTTAACCTATATTCATCAGTTTGCATAACTTCTTTTAATTTATCTCTAGATGTCTTATCATTTAACCAATTATGTTCTTTCATTTTAACTTGATTGATTTTTCTAGCTTTAATACCAATCTTAAAATTATCTCTTAAACCAGTCTCATATTCATATTTAAGTTGACAAGAATTATTACAATAAACATTACTTTTATTTATTCTACAAGGTCTTCTATTAATCTCTTTTCCACAATATTTACAATTACAAATCATAACATCACCAACCTATCATCAAAATCCAAATCCTTAACAAGCTTCCAACCATTCTGAGTCATAACAGGATGCTCTCCAGTAACCTTTAATTTTCTATTATTTTTACCATTACCAACTTCAATCTCAAAATATTCATTAGCTTCTCTACTCATAGTTTTAGTAACACCCATAAATCTATTCTTATGAGTTAAAACCAAGTCACCAACTTCAACATCTTGAATATTCTTATTTCCATTATCAGTTCTAATCTTAGTATCTTTTAAAAAACAATTTGGGTGAAAAGGTGGTAATAATACTTCTTTTCCTTTATAATTAAATTTACTTTTCAATGGTACTGTTTGACCATCTAAAGCTTTACAAATAGGACAAGTTCTATCAACAGTAGCAACCCATTCTTTAGTTCCATCAAAACCGCTTTGTAAATAACCTTCATAAGTTCCCATGTTTTCAGCACGACTAACTTCCGTTCTAGCAATAGTGTCAGCTCTAACTTTTCCCATATCCATTACTTTATCAACTCTTTTAGAAAGCGCCTTAACACCTTCTCCTTCAATTAAACCTCTTTGAAGTTCTCCTCGCAAACGATTCTTTAATTCTTCATTTAAACCGTCTACATTTTCAAAGGTATAATCTTGTAAGAAATTAATAGAGTTTTCGTTCGGCACAAAGTTTTTTTCAAGTTTTTTGCCTACAACTTCTTGTCCTTTATAAAAAGCCGATTTAATTGTATCTTTTACTGCTGGGCCCATAATATTCAAAGTCATTAATCCAAGCAATCTTTTAATAAAAACCATGTCGATCGACTTAATGTTTTCTAACACTCGCACACCAGCCTCTTTTTTAATTAGTGCTTTAATGCCGGCTTTAGTTTTATTAAGGTTTTCATTTAAAAGTTTTTTTAATTGTGTTTCAGTATAATTACCTGGCGCTGATAGACTTGGATCCACGCAACTCTTTAGCTCGTTCGTAGACTTTTTTTTTATTTTTTTCTTATCTCGCGTTTCTTTATCTACTTTCTCGTTTTGTTGGTTATCTTCCATTGGAGTTGTATCTTGCATTACACTAGAAGTATCTCCACCTATAGCTAACTGTGAACCTTGTCCTCTTAATTCGTCTCCACCTTCTTTTGGATCCAATGACAATTCTTCTCTTATTTCATTCACTGTTTTCAATCCAGTTTTAATGTCTTCCCAATGTACCTTTCTTCTACCTAACTCTTCTTCAATGTCATATCTATCGAACACGAATTTAACCTTGTCTTCATATCCTTTCATCCATGGTAAATCGTTTATAATTTCTGTGTTAAAATGATATTCTAAATGTTCAACTAATGGCCTAATCAATTTTCTTTTATAAACAGATGACTGAACTACTTCCGTAGACCTATTACTATCTTCTGTGAAACCTAATTCACTTGCAGTTACATTAAAACAAGCCCATACTATTTTAGTAAACCATTGTTGTTGTTGTAATAACTCTAATTCAACGTTTGAAAAAGCGATCCTTTCAAATTTACCTTCGGTTGAAATAATAGGCATCTTATGCCAATATCTACGCCAGTTACCAGCTGGATCTTTCTTCATCATGTTTTGTTGAAAAGCTTCTTTGAAAGCATTAACATCTGTTTGATTAGCATTAATCATTTCAAATACTCCTTTAGGAATATTACTATCCCGGAAATAATCAAGGTTACTATCTACTCCATAAATAAGTAACTGAATAACATCCATTAAAGACTCAACAGCACTTCTTCCGTAAATACTGTCGGCTCTTGGATTCATCATGAAATAAGCTATTTCGTTTCTGTTAAAAGGAATAGGTCTTGCACCTGTCAACCAACCATATTGAAAGTAAGCATTATCTGTCGGCATTATTCCATAAATGTCTGGGTTTTTAGTAAAAGTTGCACCATCACGCACATACATTTCCAGGAATTCATCTTTAAGATTTCTAACTTTAACAATTACTCCACAATCTACTTCAAGAATATCTCTTGTTAACTTTCTAATAATTTGTTCCATAGACTCTTCATTTCTATTCGGGTTATCAAACCAATCCTGTGTTTTCTTAATTACAGCATCCGGAACATCTACATCGTCACCTTGCGCAACTTCAATATTCCAGTCAAGACTTGCAATTTCATTACAAACCGTGTTAGTTATCATTGAAACATACGGGCTTGCAGCCATTCTACGAATTTCCGGAATGTCTTTAAATAAAGGATAGCCAAAAGGAGGTTTATACAAAAATGCGGGTATTACCGCTTTATAAATAGCATCTGTAAAACTTGGTGCTGCACCAGCGCCGGCACCCCAAGGACTTGCTGACGGGGTAGCTATATACGTTTGCTGTGCCGATTCTAATGTTGCGGGTGTAACTCCACCCAAAGGAATTTCACTTGGTTTAGAAGCTTTAGGCGTCTTAGCCTTTTCTACAACTCCAATATCGAAAACACTCTCGATTAACTCACTTAATTCATATTCTTGTTTTTTACTGGCCATAAACTTAAATTGGCTGGAACTCCTAAAAAGTTCCAACCCGCTCACCTACCTAGAATTGGGGGCCTGGATAGATGTAATGATATTTTGTTGATTGTCAAAGACTTGGTATTCTCAAAGCCTACTTATTAAAGCACGTATCTTATATTTAATCTTTTCGTTTTAACTATATAAAACTAAACACGAACTTAGGACTAAGTTCAAACCACCAACGCATCATGAAAGCATCTCCAAAGTCTGGAGACCTACCAATATTTTCTTTAATCTTGTCCTTTCCAATAATACGAATTTTTTCATCTTTATCTGGATCTTTTCTTTTTACTTGTTCTAAATCTTCAATCAATCTGTTTCTTACAAGTTCTGGACAACTAGAATAACACCCAACACTTCCAGTATTAACCGCGTCTGCACATGCATAGTAACATTGAGTTTTAAGATTAGCAAAGTTAATTATAACATTCTTTTTATTTTTATCTTCTATTTGCCTAGAATTATTAACAAAACCTTTACACCCGGCAAAAAAATCTACAACTCCTCCACCAACACCATCTTCATCCACTAGCACGTTACTTCTTTTAATTTCTTCAACAACAACAAGTTTTTCTAAATAGTTAACTAACTCTTTCAAATCATTTTTTTCAAAATACTTTACTTTGTATACATAAAAATCTTTCCATAATAAAATAGTTGTAAGGTCTGCTCCAAACCGCGCAACATCAACAGTGCAATACTTTGTAGGCACATAATCTTTTTCTAAAACAGGTTTAAACGTGAACAAATCGTTTAAAGAATCAAAATCGAATAGTCGCGCAGGATCATCATCATAATCAAAATTTCCATGTAATAATCTTTCTCGAGTAATCTTATCTGCCTTTCTTAACTGATCAATGTAAACATCGTCTAAATAAAGATTGTCAGTAACAAGCGCAGGAATGAATACTTTATATTCTTCTTGTTCACCATTCTTGAATGGTTTATAATACCTATAATACACATGATTTTTACTAGGATTAAAAGTTTCAAGCAACTTAGGTTTAATCCCACATTCCTTATTTTTTTGCCTACCAATACGCGTCTTAATAATTGATAACGCTTTTTCCTCACATTCATTTGACTCATCAACAAACGCACCAGTCAATTCAAGCCCACCAAAACGCAAATACTCTGGATCACTAGGTTTATAAGCCATGTCCATTAATATTATTTCAGATCCATTATTAAATTTAATAGTATTTGTCATAGAATTAAGCCGAAACAAGTCTGTTGGAATAAAACCAAGTTCTCCAACCATTTTAAAGAACGTGGCCAGAGTTGTCTTTCTTAAATTAATTAACTCTTTTCTTCCAATCAAGTATCTTACCCCGGGAACTCCAAGACACTGACTGAATACCCAATAACAACCTAAATAACTATTATGAGTAATAATAAAATCATTAGTAATATACAATCCTTTTTCATCTTCAATAGTAATACATTTACATTCTTCAAAACCAACTTTATTAATACTTATAATTCTATTAGCTAACTCATTACCACCATTATAATTCTTAACTCTATTCAACTTTCTTGTTAATTTAAAAAACCTAGAATTATCATTAGAATTAATATACAACTCCCAATAAATACCACTTTTTTTTATTCCTTTATACCAACAATACTTACTAACTTTTCTCAAAGTAGCTTTACCACCAACACTCCTAATCAAATATTGCAAATCTAAAACAAGTTGTTTAGACTTACTAGTAAAAGAAACATGTCCTCTAGAATCAATATAACCATCAGTATCCATTAAACCTTGAATACAACCCAATCTATAATTTAAACTAGATTCAAGTATTTCTTTAGGAACAAACTTATTTTCACATTTAACTCCATGAATACCAAGTTTAACTAAAAAATCTTTAAACTCATTAAATGGAAAACCTTGTTTATTTCTTAAACCACATTTAATATTATACCTATACTTAGCTTTACCTTTTTCAACAAAATTATTAAACCTAATATTCTTGCTAAAATAATCCACTATTTCTTGGTCAGCAGTAGTAATATTCAAGCTTGAAGTAGTTAAACTACCATCACCAAGCAAAGCTCCAATAATATAAGTATCATAACTTAAATCTTTTCCAAATTCAATATTATGATTCATTGGAATTAAAACATTTTTCTTTTTAATTAAATCAATTAACTCAAAAGTAGTCCTATTCTTATTACCTTTCTTTTTTCCAGCAATCCAACAATTCCATAAATGTTCACCAGTACATTTAACTTTAGACCCATCAATAAAAGTTATTTCAAACACTTTTTTTAATCCTTGAGGATGCACAGCAATAATCCTAGATTCATTATTACTAGGAGTTAAAACAAAATCATTAACTTTTAATTCACCCATTGTTTTAAAACCATTTAAAGTTAAAACTTTAGAACTTAAAGGCTGAGCCTTTCCTCCACCGGCCCCGCCGCCGTATCCAATTTCTGTTGTAAAATCGTCTTTTAAGTATACATAAGCTACTGCTTGTTTGTTTGTTAGTTTAAATTCACGATCCATTTAAAACTCACTTAAACAACTTTGTTTTTCTAAAAAAGCTTTCTTAACGCTTTCACAACCATTCCAACATTCATATTTAGGTAATTTTTTAGGTAAATAACCACTTGAAAATAATTTTTCATATTCATCCATATATTTACTAAAGAATTTTCCTCTACCTATTTCAATATTTCTAACTTCATATTCTTTAGTTTTAATCCATAAATCCTTATAATTTTTCCATAAAACATAAAGACTTTTTTCATTTTGTTTAGGACAAAAATAACAGCCTAGTCTATCAAAATTTACATATAAAGGATTAAACAAGTTTTTTTTATTTAAATAAGTAATACAGTCTTGTTCAGTCCATTTCCAGTCCACTAAAGGATATATAAAATTACCATCTTTTTTAGAACATCTTTGTTGCTCATCATAAGCAATCCCAATAAAAAATTTATCTTCTTTATTAACAGCTCTTTGTAAAGGTAATACTTTAGCTTCTCTTGACCAATAACAAGGAAATAATTTAAGAGGAAATCCTCTTATTTGTCCTTTAGATTTTCCTCTAGTAGATTTACCATTCATCCAAGTTTCAAAAGATTTTTTAGGATATACAAATTCTATTTTTCTATCAATATGTTTTTCTATTTTTTTTATATAATTGTATAATTCTGGAAACTCAAAACCAGTGTCGGCAAAAATGATTCTGTCAATTTTATGACCTAACTCAATTTTTCTTAACAACATGGCTGTTGAATCTTTTCCACCACTAAAACTAACAATATTCACTTAATCTCCTTCTTCTTAGGCATAACAAAATCCTTAGGAAACACAGTAACCAACTTAACATCCCCAGCAACCTTAATATTCTCAGTAGACTCACCTCTAACAAGCCTCTCCATCTTAACAGTCTCCAACATATCTCTAGCACTAGCCTTCGCAGAACCATTCTCTACCGACTTAGCCCAAACTCTCTTAACACTCCTCATCAAATCAGCATTAAGTTTTTCACTGTCACTCTTGCTATTCTCCTTAATCAAAGGTGCTAATTCATCTTTGCTTTTTTGCCACTCATACTTTTTAATCCAAGTAGCAATAGTTCTAGCTCCAGCTCCTACTGCTAAAGCTATTCTATCTTGAGGAACACCTTCACAATATAAATGGAAAGCTTTTATTCTATCATTTGGGCTTCTAGTCATTAGTTCACCTTTTGTGCTTTAAGTCCAGTAACATTTTCCCATCTTTCTATTATCACACTACAATAAACTGCGTCTATCTCCATCATAAGACACTTTCTATTAAGTTGTTCACAAGCAATTAATGTAGTTCCTGAACCTCCAAAAATATCAGTTACTATATCTTCTTGTTGTGTTGTTAGAATAATTCCTTTCTTTGGAAGTTCTACAGGGAAACATGCTTTTAAGTTTTCTATTTGAGTATTGTTTGTTCCTATTCTCCAAAGATTTGTTATTCCTCTCATAGTTTTTTTATTAAACCATGTTTTAGTTTCTTTTTCTCCCAAGAACATTAGATCTAAATCATTTTGTATTGTATCGGGATCGGCAGTTACTAAAATGTCTTCGTATTGTCTAGTGAGATTTTTGTTTGATGTTATTGGCATTCCATGTTTTTTGTCCCAAACTATCATTTCTAAAAAATTAAACTTTGTATCTTTTACTATTTTTAAGAATATTTCCATAAATTCAAATTTAGCATTTTTATTATAACTCAAATTCCACATTAAGAATCCTTCTAAAAAAGGTTCTATCTCTTTTATAGCGTTCAAATTAAAATTAACAAACTTTTCTGAATTTAAATTATCTCCATAATTTTCATACATCTTAGCATTCATATTGTAAGGCGGACTACTAAAACATAGTTTAGCTTTTTCTTCTCCAAATAACTTTTTAACGTCTTTGTTACTTGTACAATCTCCACACATTAATTTATGTTGGCCCATTTGCCAAATTTCTCCAGGTT